CTGCTTGAACTGAAGGGCAACGTTGACCGCATCCTGGCTGAGTCTGGAAAGGTTAAGTCTGCCATCACCAATGATGCAAAAGCCGGTTGGTCTAACTCCATGCACCTTAAGCAAGCCGTGCATGAGATTGTAGCTGAGAACTTTGATGTCATCAAGTCTGAAAAAGGCTTTATGGCTATGAAAGATGCTGGGGCCATGACATTGGGTAGCAACCTGACTGGCACAAGCCAAATTAGCTATGTTACCAATCCTATCATGCGGAACTTCTACAATCCACATCTGTACGATGTCTTCCGCATCATCCCGACGGCCACTGGCAACGTTACATTCCCAAGGGGTAATACGCCTGTTGGTGAAGGATCGTTTGGAGCGCAAGTTGAAGGTAGTCAAAAGCAACAACTGGACTATGATGTAACCATGGTAAATACATCGGTTCCATTCATTGCCGGTTACGCCAAGGTTAGCCGTCAGATGCTTCAGGATTTGCCGTTCCTTCAGGCATACCTTTCCACTTCTCTTGTAGAAGATTGGAACCGTGCCGTGAACACCAGATTCCTGAACAACATTGCAACCAACTCTACTGCACTGAGTACTTCAGAAACGGTAACTGTTGCTAAGATGATTTCCGGTCTTGCCCAACACGGCAACCTGGGTCTTGGCATGGCCAACCTGATCCTGACTACTTGGGATGCTTGGAGCAAGGTTCTGTTGACAAAGCCAGGTGATTACAGTGTTCCTGCTTCCGTGGCTATTGATGCCAACGGTGTTGTCCGGATTAACGGTATTCCTTTGACCCCGCACAGTCAGGTATCTGCAAGCCGGTTCTACATCATGAACACGGAAGCCTTCGCCATCGCACAGGCAAGCGGATTCCAAGTTCGCAGCACTGAGACCGATCAGGATGACTTCATCCGTAACTTGGTTACCTACCGTGCAGAGGCTCGTATCGAACTTCTGTCCTTCCAACCTACCGCTGCCGTTTACGGTACTACCGGTACTTAATTTGGATTGGTTGGTTTAGTCATAAGATTAGGCGTATCTTTGGGTACGCCTAATTCTTTTATGTATGTTCCAAAACTTCTACGATAAGGTTGCGGTATTAAATCAGATAGAGCGGACTGATAGATACAATCAATTTAGAGTTCATGCAGCACGACATGGACTTGAATATGAAGTTTTTCACTCATTGCCATTTAGTTCATCAAAAGACTCATTTAATCATAGCCACTATGCTTTGATTAATAAGTTTTATAATCAAGGGGTTGACAATCTGCTCATTTTAGAGGATGATTGCCGATTTCAGAACATGAGCAAGTTTCAGGACATCCATTATGAACTGATGAAGAATAAGTGGCGCATGGTTTACTACGGATGCAATGCAAAACCGTATCCGGATCATGAGGAGCCAAGGTATTGCTCGCCTCATTTAAGACACATATACGCTGCTTTTACGAGCCATGCGATTGGATATACAAGGCCAGTAATGAAGCTGATTTTGGATGTCTATAATCCCAATGAGGGGCAAATGTTTGATGCCTGGCTAAATGAGTATTTACTAAAGGTGGTCAATGCCCATGTGACAGTACCATTCCTTGCAGTGCAGGCTCCGGTGATGTCGGACCTATGGAATCGGAATGTAGATTATACGGATACATTTCAAGCTTCAGAGCAATACTTAAAAACCATTATATGATACAACACATCACTTACGCAAATGATTTGATGACTAAAAGCGCAGAACTGTGCGTTAATTCTGCTATTGAACACGGAAAATGCGATGATTCTATTGTTTTATCTGATAATGGATGGGATGGGTCAGGGTTATTCAACATTTGCCAAAAAACGTTAAAGGAAGAAAGAGGAGCCGGATATTGGTTATGGAAGCCAATCATAATTGCGGAGCAGATGTCTTTGCTTGAGGATGGCGATTATTTGGTTTACACTGATGCCGGTGTGGAGTTTGTAAATTCCATTCATCACATCATAGATAAAATGGATCAGGATGTATTCCTTTTCGGGAATATGTATCCGCATATTGAATGGTGCAAAAGTGAGGTCTTTCACTTGTTTGGCATTTACAATCCTGAATGTTATTGGCAAATGAGGCAAGTACAAGCTTCTGCAATAGTTATCAGGGTATCCAATAAGTCAAGAGAGATAATCCGTGAATGGTTAGCTTATTGCATGATTCCAGGCATGATAGATGATTCTACCTATCTACTCAATCAACATTCAGGCTTCAAGGAGCATAGACATGATCAGGCCATACTTACTATGGTTGCAGATAGGTATAGTTTGGATTTGCATTGGTGGCCTGCCTGTTATAATCACGGAGCCTTTATTTACGAGAAGGAACCATACAAAGATGATTATCCGGTAATATTCCATCATCACAGAAAGCGCAATAACGAATGGTAACTTTTGGAAAGTTAGGCAGGTATGGGCGTTTAGGCAATCAGATGTTTCAAATAGCATCTACCATCGGTCGTGCTGAATGGTTTGGTTATAAATACGGCTTCCCTGAATGGATAAATTGGGATGCATCAGAGCGTTTTGCAAGTAAGGAGGATATTGAACTTCAGAAGTACTTTAAGAATCCGTTGCCAAGGTTTAATGGCGAACTGCCGGAATACTTTATCCAATGGGGATACCAAGACATAAACATTCCGGATAATGTTTCATTGTCCGGTCATATGCAGTCAGAGAAGTATTTTAAGCATTGCGAATCTACCATCCGGCATTACTTTGAATTTAATACACTGGTGAGTAAGATGGATTATACTGCCATCCATGTTCGCATGGGGGACTATGGATCAGATTACCATCCTGTTTGCAGCCAACGATATTACGCTAAAGCAATGCTGCATACCGGTGGCCCATACTTGGTATTTAGTGATGAACCTGACAAGGCCGCTAAATTGCTTGGTTTTAACCCCAACGTGACAGTTTCTGATTGCACTGATACGATTGAGTGCCTGAGACTAATGACGGCCTGCAAGAGGCATATAATTGCGAATAGCACGTCTTCTGGGTGGGGTGCATGGTTGGCTCAATCTGAAGTTGTTGTTGCACCTGAAATTTGGTTTGGTCCGGCTGCAAGTCATTTAGATACAAGAGACATAATTCCCGATAACTGGCTAAAACTTTGATATGGCAAATGTGCTATGCTCAATCCATTTGTATCCTCCGCATCATATGTGTGGAGCCGAGATGATGCTGCATCAGATTGTGAAGCATTTGCAGATACATGGTCATACGGTGAAGGTATTGCTCAAACAAGCTAATCAGCATAAGATAGAAAGTCATTATGTGTATGATGAGGTGGATGTATTCCCACCGGATCAATACAACGAGACGGCATTGTTCCAATGGGCCGATGTTGTAATAACCCATTTGGACTACGCTGCATGGAGCCAGGCATTGGCAGGCATATACAATAAGCCGGTCATACATATTATCCATAATAGCTTCCTGCGTCAGCATTTGATGGATTCAGCCAAGCCACAATACTTGGTTTACAATTCCGAGTGGATATCCAAGGAGATAGCATATCCGCATGAACATTATGTATTGCATCCTCCGACCGATTACCGGCATTACGATGTTGGAGTTGATCCTTGGGATAGCGACTACGTTACATTGATAAATCTTGACCAAAACAAGGGTGGGGAGATATTAAGGAACGTTGCGAGTGAATTAAGGAACGTTAAATTCCTTGGTGTAATGGGAAGTTATTCTGAACCGGTAAAGATTGGTCAGATAACGCAACAACCTGATAATGTGAAGGTTATACAAAAGACAACGGAGATTCGGGATGTTTACCGGCAAACGAGGATACTGATAATGCCATCAAAGTACGAATCTTGGGGCCGTACTGCGACCGAAGCCATGTGTAGTGGAATACCGGTAATAGCATCACCCACACCTGGCTTAAAAGAGAATTGCGGAAATGCCGGTATATTTGTAAAGGATAGAGACAATGTGGATGAATGGGTTAAGGCTATTAACAAGCTATTTGACGAGAAGACATATCGCAAATGGTCGGTAAAAGCCAAGGATAGGTCAAGAGAACTTGATCCGATTGATGAACTGAATGGATTCAATGATTGGATGTGTAAAATAATAGCGAAATGGCGGTAAATACCATACTTGGCGTTAGAACTACCGATACCGGTTCTGAGCCGATTACAATGCAGGAAGCCAAGCTTCATTCAGCAATCGACTATTCTGATTACGATAGTTTGATACCCACATACATTACTGCGAGCCGCAGGATGATTGAGGGTACATCCGGATGGGCATTGGTTGATAAAACCGTTACTGTTGATTTATCGATAGATAATCAGCTTCCATTCATGCTGCCATACAATCCCATTAAGGAAGTCTTGAGTGTCATAAACTTGACCAATGGACACTGCGGATGGGAAATGCAGATGATGGGGGATACTCAATACATTAGATTTACTGACCCAGGCTTCTATCGTGTAGAATATAAGGCAGCGTTTGTCACATTACCGGCAGAGTTCAAGTTGGCTTGTTTGCAGATGTTTGCTTTTTATTTTACGAACCGTGGAGAGGATATGAGCGGCAAGTCCATGATGAGTGCTGAAGCGGAAAGGATTATTGAGAGCCTTAGAAAGTTTGGAGTATGATTGGATCAAATCAAAAGATAGCATTTCAGCAGTCAGTCCTTACCCCACAGGAGACCGGAGGTGACGTTGAGACAATGCAAACCATATACGAAACGTTTGCGAATGTTCGACCGACTTCCAGTAACAGAACCTTTCTGCATCTTGAGGGCATGGTAATAGATAGCTATTTTTTTGACATCCAATATACCACTGACTTTCTTCCAAATAAGACATACACAATCCTTTATAGAGGCAAACAGTTTGCCATTAATGGTTTGACTCAAGTGCAGGAGAAAAGGAGAATGTGGAGGATATATGCAATCGCAGAGACCTAATGGGAAAAGGATTTAACATAAACATCAAGAACAATAAGGAGATACGAGACATCCTTAGAATCCTACCTGAACAGGCGAGAGAGAACGCATTTAAGATAATTGATGAGGAGTTTAAAGTTGCAGAGGGTCAAGCAAAGTCCAATGCACAGAATCATACGGCTTTTGGTAATCTTGCTAATGGCATTAAGGCTTACCGTAAAGGTGAGCAATACTTCTTTGTAAGTACTGCTGAGCATAGCGCATTTGTTGAGTTCGGTATTAGGGCCGGATTTCAAAATAACAGGCCGGATTTCAGCAGCTTTGCAGCAAGATATAAGGGAATAAGTGCAAATCCACTTGGACTTAGTGCGATGACCAACATTTATGCTTGGGCCATCAAAAGAGGGATTGAAAAGAAGTATTGGTATCCTATTTATAGAAAGCTAATAGGAAGGCCAATAAAGCCTAACAACAGTCCCCCAACCGGATTCTATCCTATTAATAAAGGACAAGGCTTCTTTCTTGGACCATATATATCTGCAAGAGACAAGGTCAGAAAACGTTTAAGAACACTACTCAAAAGGTCTGTCAAATGATATATCAGGACCCTGATCGGGAATTTAGGAAGGCAGTATTCAATGCTTTGGATGGGAATGTCACATTTAATGGCAATGTCGTTCCGGTTTATGATGAATTTGCAGCCGATAATGCACCTAATCTCTTTATAGTATTAGGGAATCAATACGGAGATGATAGGCGCAATTATGCTAAGTTTGTGACAGGAGGTGTAATAATCATTGACATTGTACACTTTCAGAACCGTGCGATGACGAAGGATGTGGTGGATGCGGTTAGCAATAGCATAAAGGCCATATTAATGCCAGGTATTGCTACCTTTGGTGTGACGATGGATGCAGGGTGGAGCATAAACAATCTGTATAGGGAAGCATCAACGTATCTTTCCGAGCAGAACAACACCAAATGGATTCTTAGAAAAATAGAAAGATTCAGAGCAGAAATTCAACAAGATCAATAAATAAGAAATGGCAGCAATAGATTCAATCAATGCCCCACTTGAACTTAGCATAGACGGTGTGAACTATTCCACCCTCGTTTGCTTGACAAGTACCGGAACCGATATGACAAGGGATGTAACGAGGACTGAAACGTTCTGCGGTATTTCCGTGTCATTGGGTAACCTTCAGGTGACTGTACCTTTTGCAGCCATCTGCGAGACTGCTCCTACGGCAGCGCAAGTAACGTACAAGAATATGTTGAACTGGATGGCCAATGGTACTCTCCTTTATTGGAGGATATACAATGGCACTTCAGGCAATAACTTCTTTACTGCCGGAACTGCTTACGTTACATCTTTGACTTTGACCGGTGATGCAGGCACTACTCTGACTTTCTCAGGACAGTTGGATATGACCGGCAACCTGGACATCACTTACTGAGCGAACTAAACTACGATATATGGCAAACGGAACTATTGTTCTGACCGTTGCCGACAAGACTATTGGTATCCGATTTGGGATGCAAGCATTAATGGGTATGTCAGCAGATGGCGTATTTGAAGATGCTAATGCAGCACAAGCCGGAGACCAAATGTTCTTGAATGTACGGTCGGTAATGAAGATGGCTTGGAATGGATACCTTAATTGGTGTTTGTACGAGCAGAAGAACTTGGAGTTGACTTGGCAGCAGTTCATTGATTTTATTGATGAGGTTTACTTGCAAGACCGTGATGTCTACAATAAGATTATGACGGCCTTTCAGTCAAGTAAGTATCTGACAAAGCCTGTTGAAGAAGAAGAAAAAAAAAGACCGGCAAAGAAGAAATAGACTTTAGCGAAGTTTATGGATTTGCGGTAGGTCGAATGGGGATGGCCCCTAAAGACTTTTACTGCATGACTTTGTGGGAGTATAAAGCAGCAAGGGAACAGTTTGAAAGACATTCAATAGAATCATGGCGTAGAAGCAGATTATTAATGCATACAATGGCAAAGTTGATGGGAGGATCAAAGTCGGTAACAAGTGAACTGACGAAGTTCCTCCCATTGCCGTTTGATGAGGACTACGCACCGAGGAAATTGGATAGGGAGCAGGAGATTGACAATATGAAGCTGATAGCTAAGTATAAGGAGATGGGATTCTTAAAGCCTTTAGACAAGCCTACAAATGAATGAATCATTAGTATTTGAGTTAAGTGTTGATACGGTAAATCTTGTCAAGGGTCTTGCTACTGCTAAGAACCAACTTGATCAATTTGCTGAAGTAGGTAAGACTTCGATAACGCAACTCAATGCTGCATTAAAGGCTTTGGAGGCGCAAGCCGGAAAAAGTGTTAGCCCTGCTGAAGTTGAGCAACTTAAAGGAGCATACGCTGAAGTTAAAGCAGAGGTTACAAGATTTAGGAAAGAGTTTCGTGAGTTAAAAAAGGATAGTGATGAAGCAGGAAACTCTATTGCCGTTACTGGCACTAAATCAAAAAAAGCAGCTAAAGAATTAGAAGAAATTGACCCTGTTGCCAGGCGTTCAAGAATTGCAGTTTATGGACTTAATCAGGTAGTCCGTGACCTGCCATTTGGATTCATAGCAATCAGTAACAACCTTCCGGTATTATTTGATCAGTTTGCTTCCTTAAGACAGGAAACAGGAAGTAACAAGGCTGCATTTAAGGCATTTGCAGAAGGTTTAGTTGGGGCAGGAGGTGTTACGATTGGATTGAGTATTCTTGTTTCCTCTATTACTGCTGCGGTACAAAAATATGGTTCATTAAAAGGTGCAATAGACGCTTTTTTAATAACCAATGGTGATTTAGTTATATCACTAACTGATGCAACAAAAAAGCTTAAAGACTATAATAAGGAACTAAAAACGGCAGGTCAAATCCAACAAAGAACGGATTTGGAGGCCAATGCACAAGCGGTCCAAGCACAAGGTTATGCTGATGCTATATTTGACTTAACTAAAAGTGAAAGAGAAAGAGGCAATGCTTTAAAGAGGCTACAAGCATTGGATAAAGATGTTTTTGGCAGTCTTGATTTGCAGAAGACAGGCGTAATTGAACTAACTGCTGCGGTAGATACTTATCTCGCTAAAATAGGTCAAAGCAAAAAGATAGATGCTTATCAAAAACAAGTTGACCTAACAACAACCACACTTGCAGACCAAAAAGATGTACTAAATGCTTTAGGTGCTGAGATTACTGCATTGGAGAAAAAACAGGCAAGTGGAACGTTGCAGTATGCCACTTCATCACCCATTGTGCAATCTTATGGACTTGAACTTGATATTTTAAGAGGTAGATACAAAACAACTCAACAAGCAATAGATCAGCTTAACGCAAAGCTGAAGGAGCAGAAGCAAGCAGTCAAGGAAGTCACAATAGAGAATACTAAATTCGATACCGGTTTAGAAGAAACCACAAGTGCTACTGATGCTCAGAGAAAGTCTATCGATAAAGAGATAGCCGGATTAATAGAAAAAAAGGATGAGTATTCTAAAAGCCTAAAATCATTAAGTCTATTAGGCCAAGAATATTTACAAGTTCAAATTGCTATTGCAAAGATTGATGCAGCAATTAAAAAGCTGAAAACTGATAGTCTTGCAGAAAAGTTGCAAATAGACATAGATTTAGGCAAGACAATAGAAGGTTTAATTAGTGATGCCAATGCAAGAGTAAAGCAGTCAAGAGGTATTGACTTTACTCCTTTATTTCAAGCTACCGATGATGAGTTTAAGAAAAGAACTACTCAGCTATTTGATCCGGCTCAAGTTAATAAATATTCTGAAGCATTAAAAACTGCCGGACAAATATTTGGGAACATTAAGATCATCCCATCTGAGTCTGTTACAAAGTCAATAGCTGAAGTACAAAAAATACGAGAGGAAGCATTTCTCACGGCTAAAGCCTTTATGGAAGTATTAGGTCCTGCTATTGATACAGTTTTCAATGCTATTGAAAATGGCGAAAACATCTTTCAGGCTATTGGCAAATCATTGAAACAACTTGTACTTGATCTTGTAAAGGCTACTGTAAAGGCTGCTGCATTTGCATTGATCATAACTGCTTTGACCGCAGGTACAGGTGCGCCGGTACCATTTGGTGCAGCATTTAAGACTGGATTACAACTACAAAGTGGTGGTATTGGTGGTTTAGGTGCATTGTTTGGTGGTGGTGGTGTTGCTGCCCAAGGTGGTGGATTGAGTGTTGGGCCTGGTGGACTTGCTATCCAAGGCAATGTTACCTTTGTTCAGAGAGGGCAGGATTTGGTAGGTGTGCTTTCGCAGTCAAATGCAAGAATAAACAGAGTAGGATAATGGCAGTTAAGTTCATAATGGAGTTTACCAATGCTCAGGACTTGTTCTGCAAGTTGCAATTTATTGTAGATGATGACATATACAGTGGTGAGCCTATTAAGATTTACGGAAGTCAAAGACCTTTTGTCTTAAACGAGTTCAATAACGACCTTGACATATTCAAGCCTATTAGACCGCAACAGGCAACGATAGAGATATTGGCTTCTGCAAGTGGCATAAACATAGGTGACTTTCTTGTAGAGGATAATGACAAGGCAATGAAAGTTGTCTTTTCTTATGGCAGCTATTCTCCGTATTGGTAT